TAATAAATTCTATCGTTTAACTCGCTTTGCTCGCCTGTTGGAGAATAATTCTCTGTCTTGACGAACAGTTCAGCATCAAATTCGCTGCCTACTTCAGTGCGCAAAATTAGCTGCAGAAGGTAGTTGCCGCTTTCCGCGACGGTGTCGATGTAGTCCCAATGGCAGGAGATTGCGCCCGAGCCAGACATCAATCCGCTGTACTGGCTGCGAAATTCTTCCGATAATGCCGTGACGTCGATGGCCTCGCGGTTTGTGTTGATCTCGTAGGACGTGACCGAACCAAGCAAACGTGTGCTTGCATTTTCAACCTTGACGCTGATTGGAATGTCAGAGGCGATGGAATCAAGCGTTATGGCCGTACTTAGCTCGCCGTCAAGAGAAGCCGCAAAGTTGTTGTAAAGGCGGATGCCGCCTAAATCATCGACAAAGACGTACCACTTGCCGCTGCTTTGTTTGGTGTTATTTGCCCAACCGGCAGTGCTGACAAATCCGAGGACAGCACCATCTGTGCTGGTAATTTCAACTTCATCGCCGCTAATCAAAAAGCCCGGTTCAAAGTCAAAGCTGAATCTGCGGGCGGTGACGTTGATGTCGCTAGGGTTGACGACAGACAGCTTTTCGCCTTCGCTGCTTTTGCGTCGGAGAGCGACGCGGCCATAAGCGCCAAGATAAGTGGACATTAGATGGTCACTCCAGTGGCAGCACCAGAACCTTGGAAACTGATTTGAGCACTCACCACTTCGCCCACACTTGCACCGTACGAGGCGCTGGTGATAAAAGCATTAAGGGTGACGGTCTTGCTGCCGAGCGCCAAGATGAAAGCGATGGGGGACGTGCTGGGGGCGCCGGTGCTGATGACGCGCTTTACTTGTGTGGCGGCATCGTTGCGGGCGGCGGCATCTTCGTAATACAAAAGCGTGGCCGAGCCGCTGTACGAACGGATGCCGGGCGTGTAGCTGCGGTCGTCGTCACCCAGCGTTGTGGTCTCCAGCATCTCAAGGTCGGCCTGCAGGGACCAGTTGGTCACCTTCACCTGCGTGGTGCCAGCAATGCTAAGGGTGCCGTCTTTGCCGGTGTAAAACTTGCTCATGATGTGGTAACGACCAAGCGAATGGTGACGGTGCTACGACCGGGTTTGACGCTGGCAATGTCCGGCGGCTCTGCATAACGATAACGCAGCCCTGATTGTGGTACAAAAGAGGAGCTGCTGCCGGTCCAGCCAGCTTTGGCGTTATCGGGCAGGTCAAACGCAGAGAAGGTGCCCTTGGCGGTGTCATAGCCGGACACAAACAGGTCAGCGTCGGAATCGCTGATGTTCTGATAGGTGAGTTCCAACGTACCGCCAACGCGTTTGTTGCCGTAGAGGATGCGGGATTCGGCGCCGCTTTGCGTGCGAAACAACTTGACGGGGTAGTCGCCCGGATTAAATGTGCGGCTCGATGGCCTGAGGTTGGGCAGGGTCATCAGTCAGGAGCCAAGTCGCTTACCACCGTAAATCCATTGTAAGAAGGCTTCAGTTCGTTGGCGACCACGCTGTAGCCATTTTCATCCACAGGGAAGTAGCTTGCGCTGATGCGTGCCAAGCCTTCCTCGTCAAGGTCGATGGAATCCACCATGTAGACAAGCGAACGCGTGGTTGTGTCTCGAATGGCAAAGATGGAGCCGAACAGTTTGTTTGCCTTGGGCTGACCATCGACAATGCTCACCGTAATGGTGTCTTCATTCACTTGGTTGTCATTGCGGTCCCAGAAATACACCTGCACGCTCTGGCCGTCAGTGAGTTGGGCGGGCGTGATGATGGCGCCATTGTCTTTGATGATGCCAGATGCGCCGGGCTGAACATGGCTGGCTTGGGTGACAACGCGGATAAAATCCCCCGGAGCTAAGCCAAGGCCGTAGGGCAGCGTTTGGAAACTGACCACATGAGTGCGATGGCGGCGAGCGCTTAGGGCATACTTGGCAAACAACTCAGCGTGATAACGGCTGGTGATGTGGGTGAAATTGAACTCCTCCAGTGGGCCATTGGATTGGTTTGTGTAATACACGACTGCCGTTTGCTCTTGCGGGAAGCGGTTGGGTAGTTCGGTGCGGTAACGCACCATGGCGCGAATCGGAAGGCGCTCTTGAGCTTGGACGTATTCGAGCTGGAACGAGTCTTCAATGATGTTGCCTTCGGTGAAGATGCCCGAGATAGGCACCTTGACATCAAACATTGTGTAGTTGCGTGTGGTGTCAATGGGAAGGGCAGGTTCGATTGAAAACTTGCCGCCGCGCATGACAAGGTTGCAAAGCAGCGATGTGCTGATGCGTGCCAGGTATTCGCGCAGGTTTTGCGGCTCTGTGATGACATCGTCGAAATACAGATAATTTGCTTCCAAAAACATCGCGGTGCGAGCAAACTGTGCCTTGTCAATGAGGTCTGAGCTGATTAGTTCGCCGGCGCCGGTCTGGATATTGGTGAGCAGGAAATACGCCAAGTCCGTAAATACATTTGAAGAGCTTACGGTTTCGATGATGTTACCGTTGCTAGTTAAGCGAATGTTGGTAACGGAAATACCATTCTTGGCATAGACATGAAGCTGCTCAAGTTGATTAAGCTCTGGGGTGCTACGAAGTTTTAGCCCCGCCATTGCGCAACCCGTATAACTGGCAGGAATGTTGTCACGAACACCGACAGTTTCGGTGACATAGACAATTTCATGCTCAGGATTATTGTCGCAGCTACGCGAAATTAAATTGGCGTAGTGTGAAACTTCTGCGATGCCCACATTAGCTTCAAAAGTGCGTTCGCCTTGAAGCGTAGGTTTTGTTGTGATGGGAACTGGAGGAACAATCTGGAAATAATAATCAATGCTTGCAAGGTTGCGGAGGGTGCCACGAATGACGAATACTTCGTCGCCGGTCCAGTTGCCCGTAAGTTGCAAAATTTCAATGTTTTCAGGCTCTACAATTTGCCAGAAATGGGTGAGAAAATTTGTGGCGGTTAATCTGTCTGGCTCTGTAAACAGACGCAGTTTCATGCGCAGACGAACAACGCGACCGCCTTGGTCATAGCGAAATGCTGTGCTGTCTGATTCCGAAAATGTGTAAATACCTCCAACATTAAAGGGGAAATACGTTATGGGCGGTGTGTTATGAAAGATATTGTGCTGTACGCCTAACGGGTCGGGGTCTTTGTCTATCGTTTTTGCAATGCCGTTGCTAATGCGGTAGCCGTTTGCTTCAATGTTTGGCTCGTCTAATGCGATTGCCTTGAGGAAGCGCACACGCGATGGCGCGGGCGTGTACGTTGTTGCTCCTCCTACGTAGACGGGATTGCTTACCATCTCTGGAGCCAAGGCTAGTTCGCGGATGCTGGCAGGTTTTGCCATCATATAGAGCGTAAACGTGCCGTACTTTGTGGTTTTTAATTGCGAAATGTACTGACCTTCGGAATAAGGAATGGCGCCTTCATTGTGAAGTCTGTAGCAAGGGCCTTCGACTGTTTGACCATTGATTGAAGCAGTTGTATAACTTGAACTGCTGTTGCGAATTTGTATCAACTCGCCCGACGTAATGGGGCGAAATCTAAATTCGTACTGTCCAAAAGCATGAGCAATACGAATGAAGTTGAACTGATCTTGAGGGGCAGAGCCAACCACTGCGATTGGGTGATCGTTTAACTTCTCCCACCCCAAATTGAACGCATAAGATTGATTAGCCGGGCGCACGTAAACGTCAAAGAACGAAGCCCGTTGTATGTATGACTGGTTTGTCCCGGAGGTCAGCGCAACGTTATTGACATCGTAATCTCGCAATTTATCGACAGAAGGAATTGATTTGAAGTTGCAAATGCCATTGAGCTTGTTCCAGACATTCGACTTGAGTCCGATTTCTGTTACATCACAACTACGGCTATTCTGAAACGATGCAATGTCTGCTTTGCAGATAGGGAACCATGCTTGTCCGATGTCGTAGATGGCCCCTTCTGGACCTTCTGGCAAATTCGTGTCTGTAGTAATAAAGCCACGATGGCAAATGCCTACCTGGCCCACGGTGCCATCAAACACTTCTTTGCATGTAAGCGTTATGGAACGAGGCGTTTGATCGCTACGGTCATAAACAGTGCCTGCGGGATTGCGAGTTGTCACTTGAAAAACGCAATTACCCACCACCCATTTGCTGCCGATCTTTAGCAGGTCGTCTTGCTGCTCGTGCTCTCCTTGGATGGCATCTCGAACTTGCCTGTTGTCAACAGCGTCTACGTCGGGATTGGCATAAAGAAAACCACCGCTGTCCCCACGGTTTTTATTGGCGACAATGTTGGGGTTTTGGTTGTCGTAGTACAACTCATCTCTTATGCGACCTTCGTTGTAAATGATTGTGATTGTGTCCCCTACTTGCACATTTACCTTTACGCCATTACTTCTGTCATTTGGCGCTAGGTTTTGTTGGCCGTTGTGTTCAACAATGCCGAACTGGCGGGCATAATTGCGGCCCGTTCCAGCCATTTTGGGGTTGCCTGCAATCTGGAAACGCTTTGCAACAGGGGCTTGACCTGCTTGTTCAGACGAGGCGCCGGGATAAGGAACTATTTCCCAGTTGAGGCGGTATGGGGTGCCATTCGGAAGGCCGTTGTAAACGCCAAAAGTTGCACGGTTGCTAAGCGAATAACTATGGGAAAAACCTTCGCTTTGGAGACCGCTAAAGGTGTGAACACGGAAAGCATTTTCTTGTTCGCCCTCGCCAATCCAGAAATCTCCGTAGCGATTATGTAGCCCTAAAAGCCTGCTGCGTCCATCTTTGTTGCGATTGCCTTCCACGCTGGTGGGGCGATAGTCTGGCGTTCCGGGGTTGGGCTCGCCGCCAGAGTAGTAGTACCAGCG